CGCTTTTGTAGCCTGCTGGTCACCGGCAGGTTTGCATGTCCCTGGCAGCTGTGCCTAAAGCTGTAAGCTGATGCCTTGTGCATCTGCAGGTGAACTTCTGAGTGTGGGCGGGCTCCAACGAGCCGCCATGCCTTGCCCGTCGGTGGCGTGTGTGATCCGGGATGTCCTTGGACACAGTCTAGCACACGCAGCTGCGAGTCGTTGGTGCCAGCCCCTAGTGCTGGAACCTCGCTCATGGCCTTTGGCTGACGGGTTGGAGTGGGGCATGGTAGCGTACGCTTGTGCGTACGCGAACCCACAGTATCAGTAAGGGGAACTACCGTTAGCCATTTGAGGCGACCCGGCCCCCCCCCTAAGTTGCGCAGCGGGTTGGTACGCTGCGTTTTCGGCCACAGGTGTGTGTGAGTGCCGAACCCTGCAGTCTTGCGCTCGGAGTAGGATGATTACCGCCTTCAAACTACCTCGTGGTGACACGGGTGAAGTAGGGCGGTTCAACGTTGGTGTTTCGTTCGGGGGGGGGCCATGGTCCCGCTTGCCAATCTTGGGCTCCGGCTTTGGCCGTCCCGACGTGTTGGGCGCCTCGCGCACAACTTTAGTCCACCCTAACCACACTCTTTGATTCGTGGCGGGTGGGAAAGGCGAGCCTACGACCTGAGCTGATCGGACTTCGAGCCATTCTGGCCGATGTAAAACGTCGCTGCTTGCAGCCGCGCCGGTACTGCCCCGCTCACACCAACGCCGGTGCCCATGTGGCCACATGAAAACATGGGAGCCGGGTGGACGTCGTCGGCCGGGTTACACATGGCATAGGGGGTACAACCACGGTTCATGCCGAATCACGCCTGGCGCGGCAAGGTGGTCCCCGATAAGCATCCGATAGCGGGATAAGGTTCTTGCTTGTCATGCTCCGGAAGACGATCGTTCACAATACGCGGTAGCATGTTGGCTACCCGCGGGTCTTTACACTGTGCCCAGGGGCGGTGGCCGTCTGTACATTGGCCCCTGGTTGAGAAAGGAAACACAGTGAGAACTCAGGTGCAAAAGGCACCGGGCTTGGCGCCACTCCACCCCGCCACAATGGTGGGCATCGACTGTCGCTTTGCTCGGGTCCAGGCCGAGGGGGTTAGCTCGGATGCGAGCCCTCTGTGATGATGCCCAGTTGGTCGTGCGAATCCGTGCTCCGGCCCGTTTTGCAGTAGACCACTCAGTAGGCCCGAACCACGGTGCCAACTGGGATATCAATGGCGTCACAGCTCGGCCGCCCTGGTCATGCAATGCATGGTTCTGTCAGTGCAATGGTGGTGGTGGGGTTGATCTTTCCTGATCCGGGCGCGCTGTCTCGGTGATAGGGCCAATGTCGCTTGTATCGGCGTTGTGCAGGTTGCCATCCCATTACTTCCTTTGTTGTGGTGAAGTCTGGCAGCACCAAATTGACCAGGGTTGTAGTGAGTTCTTGACCAGCGGGACACTACCGTGGGTCACGGGGCCTCTTCCCACCCGATGTACTTCGGGCGCCGCTACACTTGATTTGATCGTTGGCGGTGAGCAGTGGGGCGTCGGCATACCAGTGTCGATAACCATGGCTACTTTACAAAAACACAAGACATGGTCTGGCACCCGCAGCAAGGGCCAGGCCATCGTCCCAAAGGGCCTTGCTGGTGAACCCTTGGAATTTGTGTTGCCCCGGGGGGGGCGGGCCGGTGCCGTCATTGCATGCTTCCTCTGTGGCTCGAAGGAGCACTATGGGGCGGACTGTCGGTACGCGGTCGGGCACACCGCAGAAGTCAGACAGGCGGTGAGGGATGCTATCCCTGGTGCTCAGCCTAGGCGCTGGGTTCAACGGCCTGCCGTTGAACCCACCGCTGTGGCAGCACCTGCCGAGCCGACACCGCCCGTAGAGGGCGTGGTCGAGTTGCCCAGCAGCGGATCTGCAGGCCTGTGGCGTGGTCTCGACGTCTGTGACGCCGACCCGCTACCACTTGCCGAGCCAACGCGTGCTGGGGTCGGGGTCGTGGACCCCATGTCTGCCACTTCTGTGGCACCGGTAAGTGCCCCGGTCCTCGAGGCACCAAGTCCGGAGGCGGTGGCTCCGAAGCCCCAGTCTGGTACCGCCGTGCATGGTTGTCTCCTCCGTGGGGGGCACCAGGGCACTGCGGGCCGGTCCGTGGCTGCGAAGTTGGCCGCGAAGCCCGCTGCGGGTGCAGCGGCACGTGGTCGGGCGGCTGAACGTGGGGTGCCGCCTGACAGGTTGAAGACCACGGTGGCTGCGGCCGTGGCGCCTCCAGTGCGCTCAACAGTGGCAGGAAAGCGCGCTGAGGCAGCTCCAAGACCAGGCGTTGTAGCCAGCCCCGACAAGACTCGGGGGGGTGGCGAGCCTCGAAAGGAGCCTGCCAGAAAGGGCTGTGGGGAGTCCGGTGCTTGGCCCAAGGAGTGCCCGCCGGTTGTTCTCCCAGACCCAAAACCCCGGAAAGGGGTGAAAGGTCAGGTGAGTGACCAAGTTCCCGAGCCCGGGTTGTGTGCTAGCCCCGCCTACCAGCATGTTTGGCGGGGTTATGAATGGGCCAAGCCACTTGGCCCGCGCGCAATCCCTGCCTCGAAGAGGGCGGCGGCTGAACAACAGGCGATTCTCAATCGCCACGAGAACCCCCAGTTTGCCACGTCCTGTCTGTTTCGAGCACTGCTAGCCTTTCATCGGGTCGATGAGAAGGATGACCGTAAGGACTTCAAGAGCCCTGGTCTTCGCTTCTTTGACCGCAAGTGGCAGGCGGTGCCAAGCCACCAGGTATCGGGCGTCATTCGAGAGTACGCCCTGATGACCAAGCAGGTGATCAACACCCATGTGTTGACCGCGGAGGGACGGACCGAGTTTGCGTCGCGCCACCTTCCAGCCGGGGACCTCAACAACTGCCTTGTTAGGCACTTGCTTTTGGTACCGGCTGGTGGCGGTGACTTACATGCTCTCCCGTTCATCCCGGATTCAGGCACACGGGTTGAATTGCCAGCGGCGGTGGCGGCAGACATTCAGGGTGTTAAGGTTGAGAAGCTAATGCAGGGTGATAACCCTGCAGCACCCTTGGCGGTGGAGAAACAAGCCCCGTCAGAGCGTAAAGTGTCTCCAGGGCCACACGACGCTGCAGACCGTGCCCCGCGCGTGCCAGGTGGGAAGGGGGTCAGTTTTCGGATTGACTGCTCCAAGGCATCGTTCGGTGAAAGGTCGGCGGTTGAGTGGGGGGCACGGAAGCCCGTAGTGTCGGGCAAGGCCAGGGTGACAAAGCCAGGGACCGCTCGCGCGCCGGTGCAACCACCGAGGCGCGGGGCGGATGTGCTCTGCGAGTCAGCTTCTTGGGATTTTTGGTGTGACGAGGGTCCACCAGAACCCTTGGAGGGGCCCGCGGAGGCACCACCCCTGCCGGTGTGTCACCCGGTCTATTTTGGCTGCCAGCCACCACCCGAGGACTCATGGTCCTGGCGTGGTGGTTGGTTTCCCTCGCAGATGTGCAGTGGGACCCAACACTCTGTTGGCTGGCTCCTGCAGTGCGCTTGGCTTAATAACTCGCTGACAGGGCGCTTCTCTAAGCCCCAGTTTGCGAGTGCCACGCTCGACAGCTTCACGAGGTTCGGAACCGGCGTGAAGTATGTCCCTGTGAGGATGACGAATGGACTGCAGCTGGGCGGCCGCCGTACCGTGACGGATGGCATGTCCGCTGATATGTTCTTCACTGCAGGCGACTGCATCCGCGATGGGAAGGCGGAGTGGTGCGTTGTGCAGGACGGGGAGTACCTTGTGGCAATGCCCACAAATGTTCGGGCCAAGTTCAGCCTTCATCGTCGGCCTACCCTTAGGCCGGTGTCGGCGGCTTGGTCGGAGGCGCAGAACGCAAAAGCGCGCTGGTTGGTCGCCACTACTCGTGAGGCTGAACCTACGTGCTGTGCGGTCATGAACCGCATGCGGGCTGATGCCGCCGTCGAAGGATACGCTGGGACGTGCCCAGAGTCCGCCGCTGATTTGACTCGTGTCATCAACGAGCGTTACCCTCTGGCGCGAAACGTGTCCGGGCCGTTCATGTGGGGGAGCTGTTACAGTTGCGGTGGTGACCTTGGTAAGCTAGCGAAGCAGCGCATGTGTGCTAGCTGTTACCGGGGCAACACCGATCTGGGACGGCTCGTGAGGGCGGGTTGCAAAGTGACCAGCCTTTCCGTGCCGCTGCGGTACCCCGGCGTCGTCAATACGGAATCGCGACACCCTCCGTTGAAACCGGGTGTCGCAACTGTGGCGAGCGAGGAGAATTTTCGCTCTCCCCGTCGAAGTTAAGGCACATGATGCCTCGCCCACCCAAGCGCCTCGGCCCGCGCTTGGGTGGTGTCGGCTTCGACGGGGCGATCCCGTTCGTCACCAGTCTGGGGATACAGCCTCTCTCAGAGGCTGTCCGCTACCGCGTCTTCAAGGCATACCCGGCAATCATTGTGCCGGGCAGTTTTGAGGCCGCTGAGCGACTCCTGTTAGAGCCCTGGTTGTTGGGGGGCTTTCAGGAGGTGATACCACAAACGACTTGGGAGTGGTTGAAGTCCATCAAGAATTCACGCCGCCGTCGCATTCTCATCAGAGCATTTGCGAAGAGGACGGAGCGTGGAGAGCCCCACCCCAAGATCGATGTGGTCTCCCCGTTTGTCAAGACGGAAAACCTGCCGTGGTTCAAGGTCGTGAACGGTGCGCCTGATATTGAAGCATTCTCCTACGTCGCTAGGCTGATTCAGGCGCCACATGACGAGACCCATATCACGGCGGGCCCCTACATGAAGCCTTTGACGCATGCGTTGAAGCAGCACTGGGGTCCAGACAACTGGGTTTTCTATGCAAGTGCTACTCCCGAGAAACTGGACGGTTGGTTGCGTCGTAACCAGCACAGTGTTTCGTTCTACTGGAGCGACTACTCTGGCTTCGACGGCACCTGGTCCAGGCACGCGTGGCGGTTAGTGGAGAGGTTCTACCACCACATTTACCCCGATGCCCCACCTGAGTTCTGGGATGTGTTACAGAACTGGAGGTGTCCAAAGGGGCGTGTGAAGTTGCGGAAAGAGGATGCTGAGATGAAGTACAAATCCGAAGAGATGATGTTGTCAGGGCGTGATGACACTGCCCTCGCCAATGTCATACTCAATGGTATTGCGCTCTCTCTCTCCTTTGCCGCAGCCTTCGCAGGCGTGCAAGTCTCGGATGTCACGTGTAGCATGCTTGACAACGTGTCGCATCTGGTGCGGATAGCAGTTCTGGGGGATGACTCTTTGGTATGCTGCGACTTTGATGTCGCACCTTACGCTGCAGCTATCAATCGGGGTATTGAGAGTTTCGGCTTGGAGGTGAAAGCGTGCCATAGTCCCAACCTGTGGGATGTGACCTTTCTTGGTTGCATGCCCTATCTGACGCGTGGCGGGCTCTTTTGGGGCCCGACCATCGGTCGGCGCCTTTTCAAGGCGTTCTGGCAGGCAGAACCTGAGGGCCATTTGCCCTCGTGGACCAAGGGTGTGGCCATGCAAATGGCCCGGTTCCGTTGTGTCCCGTTTCTGTCAGAGCTGGGTCAGAGGGTTGTGGGTCTGTTGAGTAGGCACACCGGTGTTGAGCGGTTTGATGAGCATAAGCCGTACCACAGTAGGAGTGCCGACACTGAACCTTGGGACGACCTCACTGTTGAGTGGATGTGTCGTCGTTACCCTGGTTTTTCCCCGGGCTCACTCCAGCAGGATTTGAAGAATCTGAAAAAGTTGTATCGTCTACCGGCGGTGATGCACTCGGAAGTGTTCAGTGCATGCATCGCGCAGGACGAGCTATGATTCCTGCTGGTTCTCATTTTCCGGTGGAGCAGTTGATCCTTGCCGATCTGACAGCTCGAATCTGGAGTCATGAGTCAACATTCCCTTCCACTTGTTCCATCGCATCCCCTGCGGGCGGTTACCGGTCTTGCAACACAGATCGCGCTACCCGGCGAGACTGCGCCAATGCGTTTTCCTTCGTTCCCAGCGTTGGAGCGCACAGCCGTCCTCTCGTTTAATGCTCCTGTTCCGTTGAACTTGCCAGCGAGCACGCCAACTGCGTTGACGTTGTTTCGCTCGGCAACTTATCCGGCTTGGGCAGATCAGGTGCTGTCATGGGCTCATCTTACTACGTACACCGCCCAAGGATATTCAACGACCTTCTCAACGGGCACCATCCCGCCTATTGAGTGGATTATGGATTCATCCTTGTCAAACTGGAACACGACCGCCAGGACTGCCACCACCTTGCTCATTGGGAGTTCCTACTCTCCCGCGAACACCGCAGTCTACCCACTCGTTGGGTCAGACTCCGGTCTTCCGGGTCCCGAGTGGACTTTCAGTCCGCCAGGCACGCAGTTGCAATTCATCGTCAACCAGACCACTGGGTTCGCCTTCTCGGCGACATCGGGCATGGTTGATTACGATGTGTGGTCTGCTCCAGGGCAGTGTCGGACGTCGCAAATTATCTTTGGTGTGACGGCCACGAATTTGGGTGCGGCTACGGCCTCCATCCCCGGAGTCGGCTGGGTGCGGCCTCGTGCTGTACATTTTGTCGAGACTCCGAGTAACGCATTCGCAGGCCTGTCCATCACTGTTTCTGTTGGGAACGGTTCCTATGCCCCATCCACTGTGAATGCTGGCACGGTAACCTTCTCTGGCGCAACTACTATGCATCTTCCGCTTGTCGGTCCTTCCGAGTTCGTCAATACTGCATTGCCTTGGTATTCCACACGCACGACCGCTGTCGCGCTCTTGGGAACCAATGTTTCGCAGTTACTGAACAAGGGTGGTACCGTCCTAGCTGGCAGGGTCTCTCCGCAAGTGCAGAATGCATGGACTGTCCCACAGTCCTACATTAATGGGCTGCACCCAGCCGAGAAGGCCTACCTGCCGCTGGAGTCTGGAGTGTATACTTATTGCCCCCCCTCAACAGACCTTGCGACCTTCTCCGACTACACGCTTAACACTGCAGGTGGCGCTTTGGCTTCTCCGGTTTTCGTGTTGGACAATACAGCACTCTACAACAAGCTGTTTGTCACCGCGTCTTCCGTGTCTGAGACGCTTGCCTGTACTGTTTCTTGGCACATTGAGTTTCGCACATCTTCAGCTGTGTTCCCGATTGGTATGTCTTCAATGTCCCTCGAGTCATTGCACCAAGCTCAGCTTGTTCTTGCTGCCGAGGGTTACTTCTTTGAGAATCCGGAACATGACAAGTTACTCAGTCGTGTCATTGCAGGCGCCAAGAAGTATGCACCGTTGGTTGTAGGAAACTTCAACCCAATGGCTGGGCGTATGCTGCAAAGCGTGATATCTGCCATGGGCGCTCCCCGCGAGTCGGGGTCTGTGATGGGCAAACCAGGGCCAACGCGTATGGCACCTACTAGCGTGTCCAAATCGCTCGAGCCCAAGGAACCTAGACCTCGTGGCCCTCGGCCAAAGAAGGTCAAGGTGGATAAGCCTCCCAAGGCCAGCACGGTCATGGGAAAGCGAAAAGGGAAAGGAAAGAAGTGATTTCCAGTGGACCAACAGTCAAACTGAAGAGCCAAGAGTAGCTTCTGGCGAAAGGCACTCAGAAAGACTGTGACCACCGAAGGGGCGTAACACCTGAATTGCCGAGGCTTTCAGGACTGAATCACGGCTGTAATGCGATGCCGTGGGCCCACGAGTTACAAAATGGCGCCCC